TCCATATTCGGCAAAACCGTTGAACGTCTAGCTGATTGCCCTGTTCTGTGGCACGAGAACCCCGAGCTGAGAGAAGTCTTGCTTCACGGCTCGACAGACCTTGAGCTTGCTGAGTTCGTCGAGGAGATGTTGGTAAAAACCAGAACTGTGACGAAACAGGGCTTTAGTGCTGATGTTAAGATCAAGGGTCTTGGCGAAGCTTTGGCAGGCATTGCTTCTACCCTTGATGATTACAAAGATGTGCTTAGGAACCCAAAACTAACGTTCGGAATGGATGATAGCGCTTCGGCTGCTGTCAGTCAGATAACGGACGCCCTAGCGAACTTCAGAGTACCTCCCATACACTCAACAGTGTCTGTGGGACTGGATTCATCTGTTTCCGGTGTCATAGAACAACTTGGGGAGGTGGCGGCCAATTTCAAAGCGCCAGAGGTCAGTCTTAGTGTGGATTTTGGCTTTAACATGCAGAACATTTTGCTCAAGGTAGCCGCCGTGGCGGCTGTGGCCTACGCCGCTTATAACCGTACAAAATTTAGCATCGCCCTTTCGGCGGCGCTCGTTCTCACTGCTTTTGGCCAAGATATTTATACGAAATTTTCCAGTTTGTATGACCAGCTAGTGACCAAGCAAGGAATCACAGAGACAGCTCAGACGTTCTTAACGTCAGCTCTCATTGCTGACTTGTGTGGAAAAGTTGGTAAGACAGACCAGAGTCTAATTTCAGATTTTGCTACTCGTGCAGCGAGCTTCCCCCGACAGATTACAGGGTTGAGCTCAATCGCAGAGAGCATTTTTGGGATTGTGCAGAAAGTTTTTGACTCGATCTACAAGATGGTCACGGGAAAAGAGAGCACGTTCAAGTTCTTTGGTTCCTCTACAGTTGGCTTATACAAGATCATTGCTGACATAGAAGATGTTGAAGCTTGCAGGAGCTCCAACTCAATCGAACCTAAGGAGTGCCTCGTTAAAATGACCCAGATGCGCGACGATCTTCTTGCCAGTATTAAAGCCGAAGCCCCCAATTCATTTGCAGCAAGGGTAGCAGCACCTTATGTGACAGGTTTGAACACCAGTATACGTGAGGTGACAGCGTTCCTTAAGTCCAATGCAGGCTATAGGACGCAACCTGTTTGCTTATTTTTGATGGGCTCTGCTGGGATTGGTAAGTCTTGGCTGAGTAATGTTTTTGCCCAGTATTTTGCGTATGAGTTGAGCTCTGAGTTTATGAAGAGGCAGATAGATGCTTACCCTGACAGCGTTGGGAGGTGCATACACCAATTCAATCCGAATGAGCAATACTTTTCCGGTTATATGGGGCAGTGTGTCTGTTTTATTGACGAGGCAAGTGACAAACCGGCTGTTGCCAGTGCCATACCTTTGCCGAACATGTTGGTCAATTTGGTTAACAATGTTCCCCTTTCGCTTAATATGGCTGACCTCGCCTCGAAGGGGAACACGTTCTTCACTTCTCGAATTGTCCTCGCCACAACTAACAATCGTATGTGGAAGGATTTCAATGGGGTGAATGACGAGGCGATTTATCGCCGTGCCAAGTTTGTCTCAGTTGTTGTCAAGGATGGTGCGTACGCCAAGAATACGGAGAACAAGCCTCAGGAGGAGTGGCGAGTGACACCCGCTGTTGAAGACCATATGATCGCCGTCAAGGCTGCCTTCCAGAATAAGACTATTACGTTTGAGGAGTACGTTAATGAGTGTTACAAGCACCTGGAATTTAAGCTAATTGACATGTCAGCCAGCAGTGGGAACGGAAGCCACACCTCCCCGGGGGAGGTTTTAGCTCCCTTTGCGGTCTTGTCCATGATGATCGCAGATTTCAAGAGAAATGAGGAGAGAGGATCTTTAAACAGTGAGTTGACGGAGTGCATTATATCTAGTTTGCGTGATGCCAAGAAAGGCAAGGAAGGAGCCACGAAACCGCCCAACCTCTTTGGTGCAGCTCCGCTCATTTTCGCCCAGGGGGCCACCAGATGCGACTGCCCATCTTATGCTGATGCACTTGCAGGCGTTGTTGCTGAGCAGGATGTCACTGCTGATGACAAGAGGGACCTCGAGAAATTTGTTTTGGACGCTTGTACAGCTGGTGCCAAGTTTACGAAGTGTCCGAGGTGCTCCGCAGTGGACATAGGCTCTGAGTTCGATGTGCCTTTGTGGCTAGCCTACTTGTACTACAAGGATTGTCACAGATATGACACTGCGTCGCTGATGGGTCTTATTCGGCATACGCTAAGGGGCACGGAAAAGTACCAACTGATCAAGAAAGTGCTGATAGGAGTTACTTCTACCCTTGCCGCTGTGGGGGCAATGATTCTCCTTTTCAGGTCTGGTTCGGACAAGCAAGGGCAGTACGAGAAAACCCATAGCGCTAAGAGGCAGGTTGTTAAGAGGAATTTGGTGAAGCAGGGCACGTCTGACCCGACCCGGGACCTGCTGATAAGCCTATTGCGCAAAAATACCTATGCATACGAGTTGTCCTTCCGCACGACCAAGGGCAAAGCCAAGAAGATTGGAAATGTTCTAGCTGTTAGGAACAAAGTCATTGTTATGCCGAACCATTTGTTATCCGAGTGGCAAGATATTTATGAAGTTGAACCTGAAGCTGTTGTTAAGTTTAAGGCTGCCTTTGATGTTGAGCGTGGCGCTGAGATTCCATTGAACAACATCTTTGTCGGGAGCGGGGAGGACATTACTTTACGCTGGGGTGCTTCGGTTGTCGGATCGGAGTTTAGAACACCCAGTGGTATGCAAAAGCCGGATGTTACCATGATTACGTTGAACCTCCCAGGCGCGGACATCACTCGCCTCTTCATGAGCCGCGAATCATTTGCCGGGACAAGTACGAAGCTTGGTGAGTCAGTCTGTGTGGGGGTGCCTTCTTTTGAAGGGGTCCCACAGATCTTGACTGGTTTCCTCAGTTACAACGGTTTCTGGATGGACACTACGACTGGCGACGACTACAATGATTATGAGGAAGAGGGTTACGACCCCAAACTTGATAAGCGTGAGTGGTTCTCGAATCACATGGTGCAGTATAAGTGCCCGACCCGTGTAGGGGATTGTGGCAGTCCAGGCGTCGCTAAGGTTGGTGGCGTGCCTCGCATCATTTCAACACACGTAGCGGGTAACAATGCGAATACCGGGTATGGCATTATGCTCTTTTCTGAGGATATTATGGCCAGCCTGGCTTTCCTTTCGGACCTGCTGAAGGGGACTCCCATGCAGCT